ACCCTTCCGAGTAGACGGCTTCTTTTACCTCCTCTCCTTGCTCGTTATATATTGCCTTTTCTAAAACGATATAACCTAAAGGCACGAATGCAAACTTTATTTTAGGTATCTCGTTTCCTTCTTGGTCGATGTCGTGCAAGGCATCCATTTTTGAATTAAACTGTTCTGCTGAATTAAACTCGTATTTTCCTATATTCATAATTATCTTGTTAATTTATTTAAAAATTCTTCTGTTATTTCTCCTGACTTGTAAAACCTTAAATCATTTAACCTAAAGTTAGTATCGTTTCCAAAAATGTTTCTAACTACTGATAGTGAGTAATTATTGAAAGCTGTTGTTATTGTAGATGCTCCACCCCCTGATGGTGTTGCAATCTGTCCGTTTATAAATAACTTTGTAGACCCACTTTTATACCAAATTGCAATTTTATTAAATTCTGTTGCATCTACTAAGTCATATGAAACATTTATTATTGTAGAGTTTGATTGCCTAAAATAAACACTTATTGAATTTTGATTAGTATTCTGAAAAAAACCTATTAAGTTTTTACTATTTCCTACGCTATCTTGAATAGATATAGAGTTAAACGTGCTTTTAGATTTATTTGAGTTAAAAGCTATATCAGCAAAAATAACACCTTCTTTACCGTCAAGGTACTCACTTAGTCCTGACTTTGAGAATGACTCCTTTAGTCTTGTTACTCCTAAACTTGTTCCAAAATTAGGAATATACGAAGAGCTGTAACTATTTTCCTCTAATTGTGCTCCCCATAAATAAGCGTAAGCGTCTGAGCTTATGTCTGAGGCGTCCATTTGACCTTGAGAGCTTCTTGGCGAAAAGGATAAAGTCACACTTGGATGATTGTCGGTAACACAAGAAACGGAAACCCTAAAAAAACCCTTCTTAACTTCTTTTATTGAGTAATCGGTTATTGTAAATGTGTTTGAAGTTACCAAAACCACTTGTGAGGTTGAGTATCTAAACTCTAAATCAACACGAGCAGGATATGAACCTTGAATCCTAATAGCTCCGTAATCCCCTAAACCCTTTTGAACAAAGAAACTTCCTGATATATTTATTGCAGAAGAACTTGACTTATCAAGTGAGTCTGATATATAAGAAGCACTTGTTGATGTTCTTTGAATTTTATCAGCACTTTTATTGCCGTCAGGAGCTATTTGTTCATTACCTGTAACGGTTATGTTAATTTTATTCCAATTGGCTCTCGTAAATTCTTCTGAGTATGTAACAATATTTCTTGAAGTATCCTCTATGAGTAAAGACGGATTGTTAGACTGTTCCCAATTTAAACGAGGCGTATTGCCTGAAACCTCCTCTAATACACCTTCTTTAGTAAACCTACGAGCAGAGCTACCTCTTGAGAAGTTTAAGTCAGCCTGACCGTTTATAGGTAGTTTGCTATAAATTAAACCATCTTTATATCCGCTTGGAATTAATGCTATGCTTGGTGTTATTGCCATTTTATTATTTTAAGATTGCGTTGTTAAACATTGTAACTCTGTTGATGTTAGTGTTGGAAAAACTCCTAAAGTGTATATATCCCCTCTGTAAGGGTTAATATCTGAGCCAACTTTACAGTGTAAAGTGTTTAATCCTATTGGTAACTCTACAGTTGTAAGAGAGCCAACAATCAATCCATCAACATAAAGTTTACAATTATTCTCTTCATAAGAAAGTGCGACACTATAAATTCCCTCCGCTAAAACATCGCTATCAATTTCATATGACACGCCTTCTTTCCTAATAATTGCTCTAAATAAGTTTGAACTTGTTTTGTAAATTAAAATAAAATTATTCGTTTCATTACCAACTGAAACACAAATAGGCGTTCCAAACTCTCCATCATTAACTAAGGAGCTTTTGAAATACAACACCCCCTCTTCACTATTAATCAATCCCGATAAACCACCCCTACTTAAACTCTCTGCAAGACGTGTAGCAGAGCCTGTTGTGTTCGGAATGTATGAACTTGCATCTCCTACCTCTAATTGTCCTTTTGTCACTGTTCCTGACACTGTACTTGTTAGAGTTGCAGCGGTTGAAGTGAATTTTAAAGTAACTCTTTCATTTACTCCTGTTCCAGCCAACGTACCTGTATATGCACCGCTTAAAGTAACTGTTCCTGTTCCGTAGAATGAAACACTATAATCTTGTGCCGTTGTTGTGTTGTCTTGTGTGCTTAAAGTTTCTGTATTCTCATATAATTGTGTAGCCTGACCCTCTAATAGTATATGCCCAACACCGCCTGTGTAATCTATTCTTGGAATGTTGGTAACGTCTATTACTTCTTTTACTGATACGTTGTCTAATTTTAAATTAACAGGGCTAACTAATCTTTGAATATTCCAATCACTTGCAATAGACCTTGTGGAAGTATATTCTATTGAAAAAGTACCATTTTCTTGTGGTAAAGCAATAGAACTTGTGCTACCTAATGAAGTAAACCTAACAGAACCCTCCACATAATCAGAAATAACACCTGTTATTAGGTATTTTTTATTTATCAATTTAGTATTAGAAGTGACGCCAGTATTAGAACTATCTGATTGCAAAATATGAGCTTTCCCATTTTCAACAACTGATTGACCTGTTAAGTTCCAATCAGAGGGCGTGTTAAATTCAACGTCTTCATTAATCTCAACTCCTAATTTATCAATACTATCAACATTACCATCAGCGTTTGTTCTCGTTGCTGCACTTCCTCTTACAAGGTCTAGGTCTGCACTGCCGTTTTCAGGTTTAGCAGCGTGTAAAATACCATCGCCATATGATGTAGGCGTAATAAGGATAGTTGCTTTCTCTAATATTTTACACTTCTCAAGACTATTAAGAGTTTCTTCCGTAGCCTCTTCGTTCTCGTAATAAGTTCCTACAGACTTTAGTGAAGATAATATTCCTGAAATACCGCTAACTAAGTTTGCATAAATACTTCCCCAACCATTAGTGGCGTTTGTCACACCTTTACCAAAGTTAGTCTTCTTGTATATGCTACCCCAATTTATATTGTTTCCCATTATTTTTCCTCTTTATTTTTACCTAACTTATCTAACTTTCCGTCATTGACCTTCTTATAGAATGACATTAACTTAATCCTATTAGTTTCTTTAATCTTGTAGCTACCTCTTTTCTTAGATTCTTCCATTACAATACAAAACTTGAGAAGGTGTCTGAATCTTTGTCAGGATACATATCACCATTTTGGTTAGCGTTATACTCAGGAAACTTGTTGTTGTTGTCACATATGTAGTCAATAAATCTGTTTGTATAAAACTCAGCTCTACCCGTAATCTTACTTTGCATTCTATCTATATCCCTAAAATCAACACCTGCACTATCCTCGCTCGTATGCTTAGATACTCCTCCATTGTTAATCTTAAACATTGCAAAAGGCAAGTACTCCATTTGACTATACCAAACTAACATAGGCTTCAAGTAATCATCTCTAAGAGACTTGTAGTCTGAATACTGTGCAGTGTCAATGTCGTCTGAAAGCACTAATTCCTGCATCTTGTCGTACAGCTTACCGCCTAAGTAGTTTTGGATATGCATATCTTGTGCCACCTCAATAAAGTGTATCAACTTGTCTGCGTCTGTTCCTCCGTCTATAATAGACTTGTCCTTTAAATCTTTAACTGATATAAATAATGCCTTCATTTGTTATATTTTAGTAGATGGATAAGCTCCTTTGTCTGCTCTGTCAATCATCTTTTCGTCAATTTCTGACGGATTGTTTGGTTTTTTTAGTCCTTTTTCGTACGCAGCATCAGGATTTACTGTAGAGCCGTTCTTGCGATATACTCTCAGTTCCCAATAGTGGTGGCAATTCTTACCTCCTTTAAACTTTAACAAACTATATGCTCTCTTCTTGTGACCAAGCTCCTTGTTAATTCCTCTAAAGGACATCATATTAATATCTTCCTTCCTAAACACCAATTTCTTAGAAGTTAACGCCTCCATACTCTTACAGAAGTTTCTGCTCATTGGTGATTTTCTCTCAGGCATATATGCATACCGAATCTTATATACATCACTATCTTCAGTAGATTTCTTCTTAGGGTTGGCTAATGAAAGCAACTGCTTGAACCAATTGTCTTTTTTCTCTGAAGCTAAATCAGACATTTTAAGCTCTTCTTTTCCTTCGTTATATACTTCACTATGTATCATACTCCAATCATCGCTAAGGACCTCTCCTAAGCCCTCTAATTGACTAATCATATCATCACCGTCTTCGTCAGCAAAGTCATCCATATACATAGCTGATAGCTTCTCTCCTGTTTCCTCTTCTCTTTTTACTTGTGTGGATACATTATCCAACTCTGTAAATTCAATAGGCTGTAATGTCTTGAAGTATAGGTTTTGGTGAATATCATTAAACTCTAACAGCTCTTCTAAACCGTATAATATTCCGTCTTGTAATGGTCTGATAATAACGTTATCCATCAATACAGATGCAGTTCTTAATTCTTCCGCATTGTTTCCAAATCCTGTGTTATCTTTAATACCTAATAAAATTGGTGATACTATACCGTGTCCTAACATAATCTTAGCTGTAGCTTCGTCAGAAAGAAATTGATATTGTGCGTGAGCGTCAGGTAGATGTATAGGTGTTATATCTGCTTTTGTTTCTGCACTGTCGTTAAATGCTATAATAGCCTTACCACTTTGAGATGTTCCACTAAATTTCTTATTAATTTTATTCTCTATTGACTGCTGAACAGTCGAGTCAGGAATACCATTATTAAAGTTTATAAATAAAGATGGTGCTAAACCATTCTCAATATTAGAGATATGGTAATTAGATACTTCTGACTCTAATTTTGCATATTGTAAACACGCTTGGTATGCTGTAGTAGCGTAGTAATAGAATCCACTTCTGTATGGTTTAAATACGTAAATCTCATTTAACTCCTTGTCACCTCCGTTGCCAAAAGTAGGTATTCTTTTTGGTTCGTCACTTGTTTTTAAATCTACCCACTTAGGATGGTAGTAGTATGCCTTGATTATTCCTTTAACAGCCTTCTCTGCCCTTAATGTTTCCATAGGGAAGTGAGACACCTTTAAAATAGTCTTCTTGTCTTTAGAATAGCTTACTTGCAAAGCTCCTTGACCTAAGAGGTAGTAATCGTTTATAAGTCTCTTGATTTCTTTTGGTCGCATCAGCTTACGCATCTTAACGTAATGACTTGGAAATATACTTGAATTTGTAGACTCTAAGCCTCTTCCGTAGACCATATCAATAATACCGTTAATACACCTTGAGTTTGTTGGACTGTCTAAGTATCTGTCAATTAATCTGTCGAAGTAGTCGTTGTTCTGACCAAAAGATACCCAATCCTTATTGTGTTCTTCTTTTATGACAGGTGCGTCATAGGTTGCTAAATTAACAACCCTTATGCTATCCTTATATACTTTTTCCTTTTTTGCCATTATATTTTATATGTGTTATCATCAACTTCATTATATTGAGTAAAGC